TAAGGTTTCTAGCAGATGAAGAATCTTGAGTTAACTGGAAGGTAAGGTTACCATCCCCAGTCTTATCCAGTGTCTGAGCAGTTGCTCCATCAAGAGTAATATCAGGATCAGAAAAATAGGAACGGACATTGACATCAATCTCACCAGCGCCACTGTCCCCTGTATTATTAGCGCCAAACAGAAGATTGCCGCTCGTATCATTAACTTTAATATAGTTAAGATAATTGAATCCTCTGTATCCAGAGGTTGCAGTAAGTTCTTGATCAAGTTCAAAATTCTCTACGGTATTACCGTCAGCGAAACCAATACGATTGTTTTGTAATTGTGTGTTATCTACACCTAGTGCGGCGATTGTGACATGCCCGTTGCTGTCAACATCGAAATCTTCCTGTGCAAATGAAGCCAGTCCCTTCTGTTCCGTTGCTTCAGCCGCGAGGTAACGCCATGATCCAGTATCACCACTGGAATGAGTAGGAGCACCAGCACCAGCACTAATTGGTGCAATTGCTTGGTAAACTTTCGATGCATTAGCAATGATGTCATAGCGAGCATATGTAGTACCTGCATTATAGCTAGCGTACTTACTACCCTCAGTAGCAGTAGCAATAGGTACATTTGTTGCGCTTGTTAATCTACCATAATCATCAACCGTAAATTTCGTAGCGTTTACAGTTTCTGTGCCAAAAGGTTCATTGTTACCACCAACAGCAGATACGGATGTTAAAGATTCTGTATTGTAATCACCTGCTTGAACGGCAGTTGTGATCAGATCAATAACTGGGTTTGCTGCAACCGCATTACCATTGGTAACATTAATTCTTGTAGCAGTACCGACAATAGTTCTTGTTTGAATATTACCACCACTTACTCTAGTAACAATACCTGTAGTAGTTAATCCTGAAAAAGAAGCGAGATCTGAATCGTATGGTTGTGCTGATTGACCCTCTACAGTTCCATCCAGACCATAATCAGAGAGAGATGTTGGGTTAGAAGCGTTTGTAACAAGACCCTTTGCGTCAACTGTTACCTTTGTATATGTGCCAGAAGAAGTGCTAGTACCATCATAGTGAGGAAGTGTCGATACTAATGCAGTAAGAGTGCTGATAACTAAGTTTTGAGATCCATCAAAAATAGCAGAACCCTGAACATCTCCATCCAATTGAATTTGGCGAGGAGATGCAAGTCTCGATGCAGTAGAAGCATTACCAATCAGTGTTGCAGTAACTGTACCTGCAGCAAAGTTTCCATCACTATCTCTTTGAACAAGAGTAGATGGAGTATTAGAAACCGATTCTACAGGACGCTCATATTTAAGCGTATTCCATGCAGAAACACCATCTCCAAACTTAAATCGACCCGTATCGAGTTCGATTCCAAGTTCACCTTGTGCTAGTGTGGGGTTGACATTCGCCCATTCCTGAGCGTTCCCTCGCCTTAATTGAATTCTATTTGCCATTTTTTACGACAACACTGTTATACGCTTCTGAGTTATTTATGCGTAATAAAAAAGGGGACTATTGTCCCCCTAAATTACTCTTCAATTTCTGCTTCATCTGGAGGATGTGAAGCAGTTTCCTCCGTAGCAGTATAATATTCCAATGCTTCAATAGCACCTTGAAGTTTCAATGCAGTAACTTCATTTTCTTTAATCTTCGCACTAAGTTTTTGATTCTCAGTAACCAGTCCCGTAAGTCGCTCTTTAAACTGGGACAACATTTCTTCTTGGGAAACTTTTTCCATAATTAACTATCTTTTTGAACTAACGTTAGTAAAAGGGATTTGATATCACCCAGTTCTGATTTTAACTCAGAAACCTCATTTTGTAAAGTCTGCATTTCCTTTTCCTTTCTCTGTTCTGCTCTATACGATTTCATGTACTTATCATATTCGGAAGTATCCGAACAGGACAGGGATCCAGAAGTCGGATCCCTAAACCAATTTTCATGATTTTTGACTGGGACTTGATCCATTATACAGCAAGAGCAATACAGCGAATATCAGAAATAATCGGGGAATATGCCTGATTAGGAGATACAAACAAGACCTTAATTTGATACTGATCAAAATCTAATCCAGAAACTTCATATTCAAAATCTTGATATAACTCAGTTTCTGTAGGTGCGGGAACAACAGATCCTTCGGTTGGGAAGAACTGATAACCCAATTCTTCAATCGAGTCTGAAGTTCCTACAGGTCGTACTCTATATAGGACTTTAATTTCAGACCCTGGTGGACGATATCCCGTAAACATAACCTTAATAGATCCTGATGGATTTGCTAAGTTAGCAACTCTAGTAATGTATGCAGCAGAATGCTCGTCTCCCTTCGGCAATAGAGCACTATTAACATTAGTTGGGTTATTAATCCTATTACTAATGCATGTAACAGACAGTCTGTCCGTATCAATCACTGGAGACAGATTGTTTTGCTCACTCTTAAGAATCAAGTCCATTCTGAATGATTTAGCACCGCTAAGTTCAGATGACTCATTAATATTAGATGCAATCAAGTATGGAACATCGAAGTAGTTATCCTCACTCAATGTAATGTCTCTAAATACCCCATCATTAGAGAACGATTCCTGAGGCAAACTAGTTCCATTATTAATAGAGGTTCCTGTAATCCCATTGAAAGATGCTTCAATATCTGTTTGGGGAAGAAGCATTTTTTCAATTTGGGGAGCAAGAATTTCAAACTGAATATTTTGAGTTGCGGTCACATTGCTTCCACCAGAAATAATTCCCTGTCTGGCAATAGATGTAGTAGAAATTTCATAGGAGTCAAATGTAGGAGTAGCTACTGCCGTATGATCTTTGTTAATTTCAACGAGAGGAATGCCATCCAAGTTGTAACATTCAACTACAGTCTCATCAGTATGTGCAATTGCTGTACTATCGACACCTCTTTCAAGAACAGTAATCTCTTTGCCATCATTAGAGATAGCAGAATACTTAATGATTTCGGCACTATCTTCAAGGTCTTCAGTAGCATTATAAATTCTTGCGTATCCAGGATTTGTAGGACTTACCGCTGAACCATTGATGGTGGTATGGAAAGCACTAGCATCATTAACAGGAAGTGTCAATTGACTATTTGAAATAGAAGATGTCAAATATGTTGGAGAAACTTCCGATGTAACTCCTTCAATAGTTACATTGTTCTTACCATCATGCATGTAATGGTTGGAGTGGAGAACTTTGATATGTCTCTGTGTAGAGGCATATGTTGGTGCCTGATCGGGGAAAGTATCGACAGGAACTCCGCCTACTACAGTGTCACCACTGTATGTAATAGTATTAACTGTTCCTTCAGCACCACTGACTCCTCCAGTGATCAACTCTGTTCCTGCAGCAAACTCGTCAGAAACATATCTAACAGTCAATGTATTTGTTCCAGTTGTCCAAGTAACAACTTCTGCTGTAGGAGCATTTGAAGAATTACCAGTAATAGTTTCTCCTACCTGATAGTCTGTTGTAGGAGCACCGGACAATACAATTGTCGCCAAAGTGTTTGAAGAAACAATTCGGTTAACAATATTACCACCAGTTCCAGAACCTTGGGCAAAAGTTCCGCTAATATCTCCGACCGTGATCAAAGTTCCTGCAACTGGAGCAGTGTCTACAGCAGTAACAGTAGCTTCAGCAAGAGTAGTCTTTTGATAAATTCTAGATCCAACTGAAAGAGGATTGTTAGTATTTAAAGTAATATTCAATTCAGGAGAGAATGTTTGGATAGGATCTTTTCTGAGTTGAAGGATGCCTTTATTACCAAGTTCAAGATCTGTATTGTTAAGAACCAATCTACTTGTTCCTGAACGATCGAACTCTGCACGATAAATGACAAACTTAAGATCTTCATACTGGTCAGCAGTCCATGTAGATGCGTTCTGTGACTTAAACAGAACACCTGCATAAGGTTGCTCTGAGATTGTTCTGTCGCCAGTAATATCAATCTCGCCCATTCTGGAGATCCAAACCTGATAGGAATTGGAGTCGGAAAGAAGAACAAAGCAATGTTCCACAGACTGACTAATATAAACCGGTGCTTGGAATGTAAATTTGGTTGCAATTGCACCAGTTTCCGACAACTGAATTTGATCAGGTTCTAAGGTAACATCAGAGAACGGAAGAATATTGGTAGTTGGATAACCATTTTCCATGGTTCTAATTTGCATAGAAACTGGAATAGTGGGGTCCTTTGTTCTAAAGTAGATATCTACTGAAGTAATGAATACACCACCTTGTTCATCCGAAATGAAGGATTGTGCAAGAGGGTCATACCAACCAATCTGACGGATTTCAGTTCTAACAGACCTGATAGTACGACGCTGAGTTACAGTATCTCTGACAACTCTTGCATTACGAATAGCAAGGACATTTTCACGAACTCTATTAAGAGTTCCTCTTGCTTCATATGTAACTTCAGCAGAAGATGCGACTGCTCCTGGAATCCTGCCATCACCCTTTTCAGAAGTCATTCTGAGAGTTCTGGATCCTGTTTTCCAGCGAGGATTTCTTCTACTCGGAGGGGGAATGAAGAATGTTCCTCTAAATTTACCAAACCTATCTGTAATGATTCTTCTGCGTCGAACTACTGCTCTGGCACCAGAGGATCCTACAATAACTTCACCAACTTGGAAGTTGCCGAAAAATCTTCCTCTGGTCTGTAAAGCAGAATTATAGACATTCAAGTTAATAAAATTGGTAGTTGCAGAATACGATTCTGGCAGTTCAGTATCATCATAAGGATTGAATTCATACCAACCATTTGGTCTAGTAATCTGCATTCTTGCACCAGAAGACAAGCCTCTAACAACCTCTCCATTTTGGAAAGGAGTTGCATTGGTTCTACTATCGACTGTAGGATCCTTAATTAGTTCAAGAATCTTAGGAGTAATGTAGGCGTTAATATTTCTCTTATCAAAATAAGTATAGAATGTTGTCCTGGGTTTGAGTCTTTGTGCAGTGATTCTAATGTTTCTGGACCTAATCCATGAAACAACAGAAGAAGAAACAATACGATCCCCTTGACTTCTACGCTCAATTCTGGGAACAACTCTTGTTCTGATACCGGTTCTGGTTTGGCGTCTTCTTACTTCAATCCGCCTCACACGGTTAACACGACGCATACCCCGACCTCTCCAAACATTAGGTCTAGGAGATCTACCAATATCCTGACGCAACCAACCTCTGTTACGAACGACTCGGGAACTGATTACTCTTCTAGAAGTCCAGTTTGTTCTCCATGCATTCCACTGAATAGGAAGGAATCCGTTTTGATCGACATTCATTTCGGAAGCAACTGCACTGAAGTTACCTTCAATTTGAGTAACTCTAGTTGGAAGTCTTTCAGTATCAACCCAATCATCAGAAGAAGGAACTAAGTCAATTCTGCCAATGTATGCAAAAACATTAAATGGGTTAATGTTTTCTACTCTGGATGCATATGGTTGAGATGCAATTGCAATTTCAGTGAATGGTAGAGTAATGATATCAGATGCATCACCACCACCATTGCTCTTTTGAATGTTGGTGGAAAGAGTATCATTAACCTCCAATGATACATTGGCAGTATAATGAGACGCACGACACTTACCCTCTTCAAAATCTAAGGCAGCGTTGAAGTCTTCGTTAGATACTTCAGATTTGCCGTGATCGGTAAAGTCATCAACGATAAATCCATTCTTAAGACGATCCTTACCGTTTGCATCGGTGATTTTAGTATTTAAAGTATCGCTCTCCAACATATTAAGAGAGGTATAATATTCTACCTGATCAAGACGACGCTCAAGAGATCCGATGTCTTTCATCGTATATCTCTTATTGTCAGACTTTCTAATAGCAACATCTTCATCCGGATCAAAACCATAAGGTCTATGACTGAGAACCGCAACTAACATGCCCTCAGAAAGATCATCGGGTTCTTCAGGAAGTTCTGAAGATTTGCCTTTAATGATTTGGAAATCGCCATCTGGAGTAAGGAATACCTTATCAACTCTAGGAAGATACCATTCAAAGTCGCACTTAAAGTTTTCTCCTACCTGAGGAATATCAAATACTGTAGCGAGACCATTTGCTTCAGCATCTGCTGCCAAATTAAACTTACGGGAGTTAAAATCTAAACTATCGAGAATAACCGATGCGGGAGAATTCACTGTTCCAGCACCAGTAAATTTGTTAGCAACAGCAGGTCTATAATCAATAAAATCAGTTAGATAGAAAGCATCATAGAAGGGGATGTCTTTATATGCAGTATTCAAATAAGATTGTCCACCGAAGTAATCACCATTGGCATTATGAGTGTAATAATCAAATACTACTTTGATTTTTCTAATTGGAGAACTAACATCTTTTTTACGAACAATCTTAGAAATGTTATACATGAAGTCTGTCTGATTGACCTCAAGATAATAGTTATCGGTAACTACTCTAGATCCTTCAACAACCGATCCATCAGCATCATTAATAATTGCCGAAATCGCTTCCCCAGCAGAATCAAATCCTTCTACAGTTTCTCCAATTTGGAACAATGTGTCTTCAAGATAAACAATCGTAAGTTTTAATGAACCGCTGTTAAAATCTACAACTTTTGCTTCAGCGCCAGAAGTTCTACCTTTAACAATTGTACCAGTAGCAAAGAATGTAGGTTCTACAAGTGTAATCGAGGGGATTACGGGATCATTTCCGTCATAAGACTCATAAACAGCATGTAAACGATATGCATCTTTAATACCGAGAGAAATATCAGTATCTTCAATTCTAGTTCCATAAATGCTGGAATATGCCAAGTTAAATTTTGGCGTTACCAAATCTTCAACAGTTTTGTTCACATTAAGAACAAACATCTCATTAGATGATTTTGTTTTTCTAGTAGCAGTATTTTTAGAAATAGTTGCTGTAATCTTAACTGATGTGATATTTGTTAAATTCTCAATTTGAATGGTTGTTCTCTCAGCACTTCCAAAAGTCGCATATCCAAGACTTCCTGAATTGCTGCTACCAGTCAATAAAGGAATTTCAGATCCTACCGGATAACTACCATTCGTGCTAGCAAGAGCTACTACAGTGTAGTTTGCATCACTAATGCTTTGGAATTGCTCACCTTCAGCAAGAGATACAGAAACTGTACTAGAAACAACCGATTGACTATCGTATGTTCTACGAACAACAACAGATTCATCACTAACATTCTTGACATATTTCTTAGGCATCTCGCTAAGGAGACTTTGATTGTCAACTCCTTGCATTCCAGTTCTATATCTTAAAAGATTAGTATAAGATCCTGCAGTAGGGGCGGCAGATCCAGGAGTAACCTTTACTGTTTGTGCAATGTAATTAAAGATGTCATCGGTGTTTTGAGTGTCTAAAGAACCCGGAGGCACTGATAAAACATCGACAAATTTTGTCTCGTCAAAGAAAATTCTATCTCCGGGACGCAAATCAAGTTTGAAATTGGATTGGATTCCGGTGATAGTCTCACTTCCTCCAGTTGCATCATAAGTAAAGGAACTACCTTGAAGAATCAAGGTGTCTTCTAAAATTACATCTGATGTGAATTCAGTGTTGCTAGTAGATTCATCCTTACATGCACAGGATCTAGCATTACCAAAACTGTAAGAGTGGAACTCATCAAGAACTGCAAAATCAAGTCCATTAAGAACTAATTGCTCCCCTTTATCGAATTCTCCCTCAACCTCATAAACAAACATTTCATCGGCATTAGAATATGCCTGAGTGATATATGCCTTAGCGCCAGAATTCTTGCCAATTAATACCGATCCTTTTGCAATAGACTTTGAGGCATCAAGTTTAAGTGCAGTAAACATCTGCACATCAAAGAGATGCAACTTGTAAATATCATCAGCATTTCCAAATACTCCATCAGGATCGCTGTCTTTTTGAAATGCAAATGCTCGGGCATATCCAATAACATTTCCCGCAGCAGTTCCAGGAGTTGTAGTTTTCGCATCTCTCAGTTCAACTACTTGATATGCATTAGTAAGAGTTTCTCCAGAAATATTTGGGAATCCATAAATGTTTGTTACATTAATGTAGTTTCCAGCAGTAAAAGGAATATTAGTATTTTGAAGAGAATTAGTGTCTCTCGGTTTCTCCAAATCAACATATGTATTGCTTAATGTAGCAATTCTATATCCTTTTACATATGCAGTTCCAGGACCAAATTCTACTGCATATAAATTTTCTGCAGCCGCGTTCCCTTGAGCAGTAGTTTCTCCTGCTTCATATACACCATCGTTATCATTTTCTTCTAAAGATTCTCTCACCGTGATATCAAATGCTTCTACAGCATAATCTCCAGACTCCTCATAAGTTCTAGTAGCGAGGGATCTTTCAATCTCATTATATGCACTTTGATCTACAATCTTCTTAACTTCTCCACTCTCAATACGGAGAAGTTCTAAGAAATCTTTATCTGCATCATCATCAATAGTCTTTTTACCGAGATCTGCAGTAATCTTAAATCTATGAGCACCTGGCGCAGCATAGTTTGATGTTCCTGCTGCATTATCGTTCAGACTGGGATCATCTTCCGGAGTCACAATAGACTCTCTAACATTTAATCCAATTCGATATGCCGGGGTTGTTCCGTATTGATCAAGAAGAATATACTGATACGGAACATCTACAAAGTATCCCCTTAAAAAGTATACTCCGGGTTGAATATATGCAACAGAACCCTGCTTGATTGCGTCTGTAGGCAATAGTTGAGCAAACGGAGATCCTACTTCAATAAGAGTCGTGCCAAATGTAATTTGTACATTGGTAACGAGTTGCTCATTATTCAAGAATGTTTGTCTTGTGTTATCTTCTTCTGCGTTTTCTTCCGTTCCAGATTCAATGTATTTTAAATACAGTGTAATATATCCATTTTCTGACTCAGTTTCTGAGATTGAAAATAGAACCTTTGCCTTTACTCCAGAAGTTAAACCTTCAATAATTAAATTATTGAGTTGGGTACGATACAGTTCAACATCTGCACCAAGAAAAGACTCTTGAAGCATGATAGCGTCAACAGTCAAATCATAACCTACTTGACCAGGAATAACCATGGCACCATCCTTAAATAGGTGCCCTCCAAGATTCTCAATCTGATTCTGCAGAACAGATTGCATCGTAGTAAGTTCTCTCGCCTGAATAGGGAATCCGGGTCGAAATAGAACTTTATAAAAATTCTTGTCCTTATCGAAATCGTCGTAATAAGGGGTTACATTAAGGTTAGTGTTCTGTGCCATTAGAATTCGATTACGATTTTGATGTCTTCTACTTGGTCGTTTGCACGACTAATTGCTCTCCTATTATCTATATACACAACCTGACCGCTATTTGATTTAATTTCAGCTTTCGCATATCCGTTATTAAACTTCATACCCAAGTCATATTCGGTATTGTTGATTGTTCTAGATGAAGAGTTTGGAACCGAAGGGAAGTTAATATCCGGTTGTCCTGCTGCACCAGAAGTGCCTCCACTGATAACATTAGAACCATCAAACTCATTTTGTGTTCCTGTAGTTTCTGGGAAAATCCCGTCTACAGAATTTTGATAATATTTTAAAACTTTTGTGGTGGGATTCCAAGAAATAACCCTACCTCTTGCAGTAACATTTTGTCCTCCAACAACTCTGATTTGAGTAATGATTTCATCAGGAACATAATTTCCTTGGAATGTTGGGGAAAAAATAACTGCCTTTGCTGCAGATACAGTAAGATCAGAAACCAACTCTTCAGTTCCAAACTTAAGAGGGTTTGTTACAAGACCAATTCGACGATAGTCATTATCAATTGGGAAGTCGCCAGCACCTTCGTCATAAGAAAGTTTGGCATTAATCATAACTCGGAATGCACCAAGTTCAATAACAGAGTCAAATCCATGACCGCCCGGAGGAGGAACAATAACATCAACTTGTCCACTAGTTCCAGTACCAATTCCGGTAATCTGATCAATACTAATTTTACCGAATGTATATCCAGTTCCTCCGGAAGTAACTGTTGCCGAAACAATTTTACCGCCATCAACAACGATAGAAACACGACCACCAGTACCGTCTCCATTAATAGAGACATTATCATACGATCCGTTATTATAACCGGAACCCGCAGCGTTAATGACTACGGTATCAATTTCTCCTCCAATAGCGTTTGTTTTAACTGCAGTGTTAGTAAACACTGGCATATAATCATTAGAGAAGAATTTTAGAACCGAAGCAACAGGGATCGTATACATATACTTCCAACGATAACCATCACCAGTTGTGATAATGGAAGTTGAAGTACCAGTAGGTTCAACAGTAGAAGGCTTACCGTTGGGATCAGAAGGGGAAGTACCGTTATAGATGCATTTATAAACCTGATATTGCGAATTAACGACATAAAAGTCGGAATCATACAGTTTAGTTGCACCTGAAGAAGCGGTCTTACTCGGTGAATAATCATGGCGATACATGTCATAAGTGAAACCCAGACCACCAGTGGTCTGTTCGGGAGAAACCCAATCAATTCGACGCACAACCTGAATTGTATCAGATGCCAGAACACGCTTCAATGAAACCATATCGTCAAATGAGTCCGAAAACTCAAAGAACGAATCTACCGCCTGCGGCGGAGAATTTTCGTTATCCCATGATTGGGGTCTGCCGATAAACAAATACAGTCTATCTCTCGCTGCTCCTGCAGAAATATCACTCTGTAGAGGATCTGGACCTTCTAGAGATTTGATAAATTTCTGAGCAGAAAATATTCTAAATTGATCAGTAAGTAACGCTGCCATGCTAGGTACAATTGTCCTCCTGTTTATTTATGAGGGTTACGAGCGAACGATTGTTTGATAATCGATTCTCTTAATTCTATAGATGCCCCCTCCAGCACCATTTAATAGTTCTCCGCCCAAAATTGCTTGGGCAGATGCTCCTGAACCTGTAGTATCTCCCACTGCAGGAGTGAAAGTAATTGTAGGATGGAGTTGATATGCATTGTCTACATTTTGAGCAAGTTCATATCCTCCATTAGTAATAGATAAGGATTGAACCTGGTCTCCTGCAGAAGTCATAACTGCAGTTGCTGTTGCTTCAATAAATCCATTATTTTCAATGGTCACTGTTGGTGCAGAAGTGTAATTTGTTCCTGGAGCGTGAATAATCGATCCAATAACACTACCATTTTCCGAGAATTTGTAGAAATATCCAGCGATACCAATGTTGACATTACCTGTGTTATAAGGAACAACATTGTTCACTCTAAGAACTGCAGTTACAGGATTCCAAGAAACTACAGTTGCTCTTACCCCAGAAATTGCTCCGGTGACAATCTCATTTACAGCAAAATTAAGTCCATTACCAGTAACAGCATCAAGGTATATATCAAGAGCAGCTTCATGGTCTACACCATCACTAAGACCGCCTGCGGAGATGACAGTAGCATATTTAAATGGCAAACTAGCATCTTTAATACTGTCTCCAACTTGAAACAGTGTAGTATTCTGACCACCCTGAGTCTCTTCAATACCATAAAGAGAATTATATATTCCACCTTCTAAATTAATTTGATTCTCAAAATCAGTAGATGTGTTTATAAGATCTGGAATACCATTTCCAACTCCTTCTAATTCATCATCATCTTCAAAAGCACTATCTGCAAGAGATCCTACTGGATTTGTAAGCAAAGGAATAGAAGATCCATCTTGTTCAATTACCGTGTGAGGTAAAACACCTGTACCAGTAGATCCTGCAACGCCAGCATCAAATTGAACAACTGCATCTTCGGTAGATGGAATTCCGGCATCAATAAATGCCAGTTCATCAACTTCAAAAGTTACCAACAATTCTTTTGATGCTGGATTCCAATCATAAACTTTAGCAACTTTGTTACTCGCATTATCAACTCGACGAATTACCCTGTCTCCTACATTATATTCATATGTGGAAACTCCATTAATATCTTGACCATCATCTAAAATAACTCTTTGGTCATAATTAAAGTTAACCCCCCTGGTCAATCCAAAAAACCTTCCGGCACTTTTTGCAGTATATGCAATGGTCTCATTATTTAAGAATATTGTTCCAGATCCAGGGAATGAATCTGTAGAATTTACATAAATGTTAGTGTCTGATGGGTCAACAGTTTTGACCAATCCAGTAAGATAGATATTTGAAGAGTTGAATGCCTGCCTAGAACGAGTCTTCCTCTTAAGATTTACTAATCGAGTAAAGATAATATTTGGTGGACTTGTATATCCGGTTCCCTCATCCAAAATATTGATAGCAGTAATTTGTCCTTGATTGACAATTGCTTCTGCTTTAGCACCAATTCCACCGCCACCAGTAACTAAGATGTAAGGTGCAGATTGATAGAACTCACCAGGATCTACAATAGAAATATTGGTAAGTCTTCCTAAAGTATCAATAGATGCAGCACCTTTTGCACCTTCTCCACCACCGCCTTCAAAAACAAGTGTGGGGGGTCTCTCATAACTTCTACCGGAATTTAGGAGGGTTAAACCAGTAACAGTCTGTACAATAGGAGTTGCAGTTGCTCCAGATCCTTCTCCTCCAAGAATTTTTGCCTCTGCAGGACCAAAATAATTGTCACCCTTCCTAGTCATTTTGACATAAGAAACTCTTCCCAATTCGTCAAGAACAACATCTCCATCAACTTCTGTGGGGAAAACAGAAGCAGGTTCTGGTGGTGTTTCACCTTCAAATACTGGTACACCATAAAACTTTGGACCGATGGCATATGGATATGTTGGATTACCACTACCGTCTTCACTCAGGAAGTATGCATATGTTCCATTTGGATATTCGGGAGTAACGCCAAACTTACCGTTAAATGCATCTAAGGTTCCAACAGCACTATCGTAAATATAGTCTTCAATAAAATCGCCAATAAGATTACCAGAAATAACATTTCGGACACTATTCCCAGCAGATTGATATGTGAATAAGAATAATAGTCCGGGTGAGTCTACGGATGGAGTGATTCTAAGTTCTCTACTAGTTGCTCCGGCGTACAATGATAGGTAGGTTTGATATTCGACAATATCGCCATCAATTCTATATTCAACACCTATTCCACCATAAGGAACAGATACATCACCTACAGTTCCTCCCTCAGCGTGCCATCCATCTTCAGTAATTGACAAAAGTGCAATCTGGTTTTCCATTGATGCATCACTAGCATCAAAAACATATGTTTTTCCTCGTTCCATCTGTAAGAACGCTGGAACGACGCCATCAACATTTAATCTCGAATCTGCAATAGTCAATACTTTTGTGACTAGTCCTTCAGTGGTAACTATAGGACGATTGCCAGGAAGTTCAATAGTAGTCTTATACCTGTAAGAAGATGTCTGCTTAATTACATTACCACTATCATCGTATCCATAGGGTCCATAAATTGGATAACCGTCAAAAGAAACACCGACTATTTTAGAATGTCCATCAGGATGCCTAGATCTGTCAATGGTATTAGGATCTTCACTATCACTTTGATAGTAATTTTCATAGTAATAATTATTAGATAGAGGTTCATCTTCAACCTCAGGATCTAATACCATATACCCTTCATCACCTGTGTATCCCGACATATATCGGTGATATTTACAATAATAGTAAATTCTATTATTTTCATCAGGACTCATTATGAAAGTCGGTTGGAATTCATTTTCATAATCAACAACCGGTGCCTGAGTAACACCTGTGCTGTTATAGTACAGAGTTCCTCCATTCAACAAACCATCCTGAGTTGTGCTGAACTGCATTGGATGTCCATTAAGATGAACATTAGTAGAAGCATTTGAAGGATCTGACTGGTCCCAAATAATTTGATAATTTCTCTGTACTCTAATGTTTTCCGGTGAAAAATACCAGGTATTTGGAGCAAAGTTTCCAAATTCTTCAGCATCATCACCAAAGTCAATATAAAAAATGCCACTAGGGAAGTCAATTTGAGAACCAGATACCTTAAAAGTAAATCCTGTGTCACCTAAACACAAATCTCCAGGTTCAAATTCCCCCGTTCCCCCAATTGCTCTAAGATATACTTTTGTAATACTATTCGTATTGTCTCTGACAATTTTTGCAATGCTGCCTCGAATAGTTTTACCAGCAACTTCTACAATTCTTCCTACACTAACTGGCGATAAAGTTTCATCAATGCCAGTAACTGGAATAAGAATATTATCAAACTCAACTTTAATTTTCCATACAAAGGGTTGAACCTTACCCCATTCAAAAACACCATTCGTATAACTAAACTCGTTAATTAATTTACTAGTTTGATAATGATATATGTTATTTGAAATAATGGTGTCGTAATTGACATTAGTATTTTTTAAATGGGGATACTTTACATGATCAACATTAAGACCTACTGGAATAGAACCTATTTGTCCCCAATCAGGAGTATGTAAAAGACCTCCATTAGCAAGAATTGCTACATTCTTATTTTGCTGGAATGGATTGCCTTCAGTTGCAGGGAAGGGAACATTTTTGCCTCCTCTATAAACAATAGTGTTTACAAAATTCCTATCATTTATAGTTGCAATTCCTCCAGGATCTCTTTCTCCAGGGATGTGATTTGAAGGTTTCGGATCATTATCAGATGTAATACGAAGTCTATCTGTAACATCTCCACCAGTGACAACAAAAACTGCCTGGGTTTGCGAATTTGAAGTGCTTTGCCAAATCCTGTTAATGTCAAATGAAGATATGATATTTGGTGTTTCTTGAAGAGGGGTTACCTGCAACCGCAATGGGTCATATCCTCTACCTCTTGCTAAAACCCTAACATGAACAATTTTACCAGAATCCCCATCAATGATAGGGTACAACAACGCTTCGGATGTTGGAGTTCCACATCCAGTTATTGTTAGTCTTGGAGGATCTAAGGGATCGTATCCGCTACCGCCATCTAAAACTTTAACGGCACGAACACCAAAAAAGTCATCAAAAAGCGGTTTGATAATTGCGCCGGATCCGGGTACTGTTCTTGCCATTTATCAACCTACAACATTAATAGTGCCTTGCATCGAAGCATGAAGTGTACACTGATAGTACAGTGTGTTAGGAGCATCTAAAGGAACAGTCCAATACAAAATACTAGACCCGCTTCCGGATTGTCCAGAAGTATATGCTGTTCCAGTCAATCCTTGAGTAGATTGAATTCTAAAAGGATGTCCTGCACCTTGAACACTATTGTCAAAGGCATAAGTAAATCCTCTATAAACATAGAGTGCCGGGTCATTTGCAGTTCCAGAGAATCCAGGTCCTTGGAATGTATAATCTGCATTTCCATTCGCATTAACAGTCCACCAAACGGTAGGGGAAGCAGATGGCACCCAATTAGTTCCGGTGAAATAAAGACTACTTCCAGCGGTGACACCAGCAACATTGGTGTCCGTTAAAGCAGCAAAGGTAGTAGTAAGAGTTCCATTAAAATCAATAGTCACCACATCGCCAGCAATAGAAGTGGCAATATTAGTTCCTCCAGTAATAGTTAAGGAATCTGCTTGCTGATCAGCTGTCGTACTTCCAGTATCTGCCGTAATATTGGCAAAAGTATTAATTGCACTTACTCCAGCAGCATCATCTCCAGCAACCCAATTCGTACCATTCCATTTTAAAACCTGATCATTTGTCGGTGCATTTGTCAGATCAACATCACCTAGTAATCCAATGCTGGAATATTCGGTAACAAGTTTCGCTCTTACATCACCAACACCACCAGATGTGATGTTAATGTTTACATATGGATTATCATCACCATCAACTGTGTAATAATATCCTCCATATGTAGATGCAGATGGAGCATCTCCTATAGCACCATACTCATTTTTAAATTTGACTCTTGTCGGAAAATCAACAATTCCTGTCGCATTGTCAAAAGTATTGATAATAGATCCAGTTACAATTTGAACTTGACCCGCTCCACTGGGATTGAATGTAATATTTCCATCTCCCGTAGAAACAATGCTATGAGATGCAACATCTAAGTTGGATGTTAAACTATTGTAATCAGAAGGGACAAAAGTTGACCCATTATATCTTAAGACCTGATTGCTAGATGCATTCGCGGTACTGATAGACAAATCCGTTCCATTACCAAGAGCGGTATAAACTTCGGTAAAATTATCGTTTACCTTAATTCCGCCCGCTCGCAAAGTATCGCCGGTATTATCATTAGCAACTGCGCCAACATTTACTATTTGTCTGGACATTACTTTATACGATTTTTAGTTATTTATAGGACTCAGGGAAGAACCTCTGGATCAATGAGTTCTTCCCCATAATCTGCAAGGTTAGGAGCAGTCCAATCATCAGGAACTGATGTTTCGACCTCAATCTCTGGATTTTGATATCCAGATCCAGCAGTATTCATTTCAATACCAGCAACACCAACCAAAGCACGAATCTGACCGTCAAAACCGCTGATAGATTCAAGTTTAACAACCGGTCTAGCGATGTAACCAGATCCTCCGGCAGTAACCGTTACTTCATCAATATATCCGGTGGTAAGTGCTGCTTGAGCAATCGCACCTTGACCAAAGACAGATCCAAGATAATCAAATGTGATCAAAGAGTTTGAAGATTCAATAACAGCAACTTCACGATCTTCAGTCTCGCCCTCAATATCAATAAGATCACCAACTTCTACCGGAGGAACAACTACTGCAGCGTCAACATCTGCTTCAGAACCAACATACGAGAATGCGACAAATGTCGATCCTACGCGAGGAATTTCTGAGAAGATGATTCTCGAACCAACAATTTCAAAACCGACTCCAGGTTCTTGAACAACACCGTTCAGAGAAACAATGATATTATTTTCAGGTCTAATGGTACTAGATTGAGTACCTTCTGTTAGTGTGAGTGAATAGAAGACTTCATCACGCTTAAGGTTAAACGATTGACGCAAAGAGTCGAACTCGAAACTGATGTCGTCAAGTTGCCTTAACTTACCAAGATAGAATCCGGTAAAGGATGCTCCTAATTCAGGTGCCTCATTGAACTGAATTTGATTGGAGAATGCCGTAAATGCATTCGTTGCTCCAGGAGGTTGTAGAATGCCATTGATAAAGATGAGCATATGACCTTCAGGATCTGGCAAATAGGTAGTTCCATTATCGATAGTAAGATCAAATGTAGATTGAACTCCATCAAATCCTCGGGAAGATCTCTTAACTCTAGCAACCAAGTCTTGTTTTGCAAGAACAATTGACTTATGATCATTAGATCCAATAATGTAATCGGTGAGATTAAATGTTCCCACAATATCGGTGAGATACAATCTCTTATTGATTCCAACATCTCTGATATCTTGAATAATTGCAGATCCAGCACCAGAAACTGTAGTTGCAGTCAGGATAATTGCTTGACCTACAGGGAAGGATCCTGCCAATCCATAGTCGCCAATAGAATCATTATTTGCAAAAGATCCAAGAACAGGAGCGACATAGATGAAATTATTATCAAGATCGAGTTCAGTGATAATTCCATAATTATTTTGATCTTGGATACCACCAACTAACTTATAAACAAAGTTACCGACAGTGAAATCTTCCAACCCAGAAGAAACAGCAACATTAAGTCTAATGTGTCCTGCAGAAGCAATTCTAGATCCAACTTGTAAAGGAAGACCTCCAAATCTGGTTACATCAATGTACTGTCTGGAAATTTCAGGATAAACAACAGATGTTACTTCAAAACTACCTAACAGAGTAGCAGTATCTACATTCAATACACCACCAGTATTTTCTGTTACAGATGCCTGATTTTTCAAGAAGGTTGTAGGAGTTGCAGTATATCCTCCGGTATATCCTTTGAAAGGAATGTCGGCAATAAACTCACCACTCAGATCAATGATTTGCAATCTATTTTCAATTCCACTGATTTGAGCAGAAGTGCTATTTTCAGCGCCAATAACCGTATCTGTGATTGCCCAAGGACCAGCGGTAACTTCAACATCAAGATATTTGAAGTTTTCGTCTTGACTGAATCCATAAACAATTCCAGTGATAGAAGGAGCACCCTGTTTTGCAACAGTTTCATTCATTGTGTAAGGACCGTCAGTGATATCACCATCAATTCGGAATCTCTTATAGACTTTTGCAATATATCCTTCATTAACACTTAAAGTGTTAACTTCGGCATATCTATCGCTGTAAGTTCCATAGAAGTATTCTGCCTCATTAACTCCACCAGCAATACCAACAGGTTTATTTCTAGTTCCATATGTCCTAGTAGGAATAGTGATACCATTATAAGCGGTGACCTGAGTGTAGTAAGATCCAGTGAGAATTTGCTGTCGAATAATATTGATATTCTCCTTAACTACTCTTTGAATTGAGAGGAAGTCAAACTTAGTTGTGGCAGTAGTATTTTCATACTCATAGAATCCAGATTCTGCTGCTGGAGAAACCAGTTGATTTTTTAAAGCAGCATACATATACTCTTCTAAGGTATCGAGAGCAAATTTTTGGATATTGTATTGGGCATTGGAATAGAATACCTGACCAAGAACACTAGTATATGCGTCAATACCGCCTTTGTTCAGTTTTGCACCATATACCGAAGAGGGAACAATACCGGTGCTGTAGTCAATAGAACCTGAGGAATTTTTAAAGTAAACACGACTTTGTAAAGAATTGAAACCATATGCAAAGGTTGCACTAATGAAAAGTCTATACCAACCATTACCATAAGGAATTGCTCCATAAACTCCAGTTGCACCACCGGCAGGAATGAACAGAGATCCGACACTACCATCTACAAGATTTGTATCGAAGAAGAGTCTTTGAGACCCATTGTCAAGTCTAATCTCAAACCTTATGGATGGAGCATTATCAGATCTTACAAATACGGATGCCGTCAATGTTTGATCCAAAGTCTGGTTAGTAGGACCTTCATCAAAACGAGTTGTATCGGTGTCAAATGTATCAGTATCAGTATCAAATGTCTCGAAAGAAGCAAGGTTGTAGTTTCTTTCGATATAATGCTGACCAGCAGTAGAATCTGGAGTTACTTGATATGCTGTTGCATAGTCACCTGCTTCAGGTCCATCAACCAAGGTCGATATAGAACTAATATTATTTTGAGACCATGCAGCAGTATTAAAGTTTTCAGGATTGGTGTAGAGGTTCAGGGAAGACAATTCACCGCTAACATCGGATAAAATTGTCTTAGCATGTTCAATAGTCCTGAGATTGCTTGGAGAATTATACCAATCAAAAGCAGTAATAGTATTAATTACACCAGACCATCCCGATTCATCATAAGAACTAATTGTATTTCCTGCAACCCATAAGGTATCCGAAATGGTTCCAACGACTGCAGTCTCATTAACAGAATCATATTCATACACAAGTGCATATGAATTGGGTGTACCGGGCAGGTATAAAGCAGATCCAACGGCAATTTCCTCAGAAGTAACTGAACTAAAATCAATAGCATATGCTAAGGACTTATCATTAATATCGGTAGTAACCAGATCGTGAACTGTATCGTTTACAACAGTTTCCAAGAAAGTATCATATTGCCAGGAATTTGTTCCAAATTGCGTATTGACCAATTGAGTGATCTGCTCACTGTAGTAATTTTCATTATACAGGATCAACTCACCAGCATTTCTGGATGGTTCTCCTCCAGGCGAAAGCATCTTAACAGCGATGTCAACTAATTCTTTATATCGAGAAATAACTTCAGAGATATTTGTAGTTACTTCACTATCTCTATATGGTTGCTCATCAGTATAAACAGCAGAATAATCAGGATCGGTAAATCCAGAATTAAACTCATAGAGTCTATTATCAAGTGCTTTTTCTCCAAGGAATTTAAGTTGTTCAATAGCATATACCGTAGCGAGAAGTTCACTTTCAACATGATCAATTGCTCCAGTAGCAGTCAAATAACTTTCAATTGCATCAATCGTACTATTACTTCCACCAGTTTGAAGGTCGGAAATAATAGAAAGAAGAATCAGTTTCAGGTCTCTTTGACACTTGATTTCGCCATTTGTTCCTTCAGGATATACAAATGCGCTATAGGTAACACCATTCAAATCATATGTGAATTGATTTGTGGTAAGTCCAGTCGATTCTTCTGCGATGTATTGTCTATTGAAGTAGAGTCTGTCAGCTGCAACTGCATAATCACTACCAGTAGGAGCGAGAATGTCATTCAAAGTCGTGATTAAAGTATCGATAGCATTTTGAACATCTGCACACTCACCAGGATCATCAGTGATGCCCCAATCACCAACAATAATTCCATCAGTATTATCATATGTAAGATCACCGTTGATGGCTTGCTTCATGTAGTAACCAAGTCTTTCATGAGCATATACCGACTGATGAACTTGGAATCTGATCTGAACAAGAACATCATTTGTACCAAGATAGAATCTTGTAGCATCTACGATATTTTCGTTTCCATCATTTTCAATGTCATTTGCAACAGCATCTAACAGTAATCCTAGATCGGTCTTACAACGATCAGTTCCTGCAGTGCTTCCACCATTTTCATTCAATGGCATATCCTGAGCAAGATCGGGATACTTGGTCAGAAGATCGGCAGATGTTTTATCGACGATAACCTTACGGTTAGCACGAATTAAACCTGCAGCATCCTTAAATCTATATCTTCCATCAGAATCAATTTGATTACTATAAACAATATCATTATTGGTATCATGATAATCAACATTAAACCCAACTTCATAGAAAGCATCTACCGTTCCACCAACAAACTCATAAGCAGGAGAAACTTTAGTAATAGTTGCTAAATGATCTCCATCGGCAGTATTGTTAGGAGAGTTTGCCTCTCTAAGGGTATCCGTAAGAATTTCTACCAGGTTAGATGTTGTTGCATATACATCCGCACAATCTAAGGTATTGTAGTCAACTACAGTAATCGCATTAGTTTCTGCACTTACAAATGTATGTGCAAACTGAGCATCTGGGGCAGACTCTCCAACATCAAGAGTAAATGTATTGGAAGTATGGGACTTAAGGTCAAGAACCGCTCTATACGGACGATCGTTGAAAGAACGAGGATGTGCCAGTTGTCTCTCGTTATTGTCACTAGTGCAAGTAAAGACGATAGATTCATCAGCAAAAGTAATAGAATCACCTTTCAGGATAAGCGAATCTGCCTGAGAACTTACAAAGGCATGTGCATAATTACCACCAGCAACAACAGCACCATTGCCGCCAATTAACTCATCACGAATGAAGATGTGATCCGATACATCAGTAGTAGCAGGAAGGTTAATAGTGATTGTGCCATCTCTGTAAGTAATTGCATTTGCTGCAGCACTCACAAAAGTATGATCATATTGTTTTGCAGTTCCAGCATCTCCAGTATTGACTGTAAATGTATCTGTGGTAACCGCAGTAATTCTTAACCATCTTCCACTAGCAGGATCAGTAGATCTTGGATATGTGTGCTCAGAATTGTTATCATCTTGAGAACAAGTAAATGTAAGACTATTGTCTTCGATTCTAATCTTATCACCAACTGCCCAACCATGATCTGCAATAGTAAATACAGTTTCTCCGTCCTGAGGATTGTAAGAAACATTTGTAGGAGTGTGACTAGATCCATTATTGACAATTTCAATCGCAGTATCATAGTTTCCATCTCCAGATCGCGGATAGGAGTGCTCACTACCATGACTGTCAGTTGCACAAGTAAGTGTCAGGGACTCGTTCTGAAGTTTAATGGAAGTTCCAGGTCTTAATTCATGGTCACCAATGGTCAACACTGCTTTATTGTTAGTGGGATCATAATCTAAAGCAGTTACCGTATAGTATTCAAGCAGGGACTCTCCAACATTAACATCAAAAGTATTTGTGGTGATGTTAGTGATCTCTAACCATCCCAGAGCACCAGGATCATTAGATCTAGGATATGTCTTCTGGGCAGTGTATCCATCCATTGCACAAGTAAATGTCAGAGCATTCTCATTGATCTGAATCTTATCTCCTGCAACGAATCCATGATTATTCACTGTCAGCGTCATAATGCCCGTAGAAGGCGCATAGTTTGCTGCTGTAGGGGTATGTGTCGTAGGACCGACCAAACCATGTCCAGAGACCGTTACAACCATGTCTCCTGTAGCAGGATCATATGTTGCATTAGTCGGTGTTAATTGCGTAAATGTATTTGTGGACGAATCGGTAATAGTGACATCAGTGAACTGTGTTAATCCATGATCTCCCTTGGTTGACCAAAGTTCATTGTTAACAATATACTTGAGGATTTCCTTGAGTTTATCATAAGCAAAAATAGTTTCTCTAATCTCAGGTTCTACATGATTTAAGGTTACCGGATTTACAGTTCTATCGACATAGAGAGCAGATGCATCCCAAATATTTGAGTTACTGCCACTACGAATATCTTGAATCAACGCATCAAGAATATCCCTAATATCATCTTCACAAGCAATTTCTCCACCAGGAACAGTGAAATATGGGAACTTCTTCTTCAAGAGATAAACTACTTCATTTGCAATATAATCACGGTTTGCTGTAATAAGATCGCCAGCATCGTAATATCGATGCGTTTTTCCATCAAATCCAGAAACCGCGTTTCCAGAGTTAGCAGTAGTAGTTGCTAAGATTGCATCATTATTAAAGTCCTCTCCTACAGTGAAAGATTCTCCGCCAGACCAATCATAGTCATATCTCTGAGTATCTGCACCATCAAAGTGCAGCAACAGTTTGGAATTTGCGTCACCTTGGAATATTCCTGGTTGTGGAACAAAAGGAATAGTAGAATATCTGCTAGAACCAGACAATCTAAGTTCATCAATGTGACCGTCAAATGGTTGTGCAGCACCAGCATTTGCACCAACACGAACACCTCTGGATGGGTAGTTTGTAGCATCGGTTCCTTGTGCTGCCTGAGCACCATCAATTAACAAACTGACTCCGTTAGTGCCTGTGCTGGATCTCTGAATTGCTACATGATACCAAGTATCATTATTAAGAGCAACCAGTCCAGAGTTGACAATATTTACTCCACCAACATCATATCTAATTTGACCGGCAGAAAGATATAGAACTCCATGTGAATTATCGGAGAGATCGTCTCTAAAATCGATTAGAGTAGTAGAACCTGTCAATCCAGTAGTTGTTGCTCGAACATAGCACTCAACTGTGTATGCGGCAGTTCCCCATCCAAATTCTGTAGAAGAACCTACAGAAATATAATCGGTAGTAGCAGCACTTAACTCTAAGGAAGTATTTCCAAATTTAGATTGGGCAGAATCCAATTCTGCTTCATTGTTAAAGGTAACCGAATGTACATCTTCACCTGTGGAGAGACATCTGCCAATCTTTCCAAGATACAATGTAGCATTTGCTTGATCAAATCCAAGAATTTCTGCCTTGGTATCTAAAGTTCTAACGACTTGTCCAATACCAAAGAATCCAGTTCCACTAATGTCTCTGAATGAGAGTTTTCTAACAACAGCAGGTTCTCCAGCAACGAATTCTCCACTTGCGCTTCCATATTCCAACTTATAGTTACGAATCGATTCTCCATCTTGGAAATCTCCAGTTTCATTATCATAAGGAAGAATATAATTACTAATTTGTTCATTTGCAGGGAAATTGTTGTTGAACGCAGTAGTATTGTCATCATATCTTACCAGATTTACAGTAGAAGCAGCAATATTGTCGAGGACAACATTCGGATATGTTGTAGATGCAATTCTATTGAATAAGAGTCCAAAGAACGAGGATCCATCCGAAATATTAACCTGAGGTACTTCAGCACCAGTAAATGGATCGGAATAAACATTGGCGGATACAACTCTAGCAACAATTCCACTTTGAGCAGAGATAATGATATCATCTAAATCAATACTAAACAATCCAGGAGTAGACTGATATGTTCCTGCAGTTTTGCTAAGAGTTAACTCTGTATTGAGAGCAATGTTTGTTCTGTAGATAGGAGTATTTTCTTGCTGAGGTCCTGCCGAAGTAGCATCTTGCCCTCTGATAACAGTAAGGGTTGTAGACTCTTCTCCAACAGAAATTTCAGTAACTTCAAATACTTCTGCTGCCATCTGGTATTTTTCACCAACAACAAAGATTCCTGCCTCAATTTCTGTTCCATCAACACCAATAACCTCAAAAGAAGTTGTACTAGTACCAATAGAGTATCGAAGTTGTCCTTGGGCACCTTCACCCTCAGTAGCAAGGTTAATTACTTCAACTTTAGCAGTATCACCAGAGAAGTTTGTAATCTGTTCTCCAAAAATGAATAATCCCGTTGTTGTAACTGCAGTGGAAGAATTATAGTTTGCGTTAAATCCAGTAGCACTAACGGTAGTTAATTCTCCAGGAATAAATGTTCCTTGGGTAATATATCCAAGTACATCATTGCCTTCAACACTAGTTACAGTGAGTCTTGCTTGAGACTCAGTTCCAAGTAGAGTATTGCCGACAAGAGGGAAAATTCCACTAATGTTGTCGAATGTAAATCTAACGGTAGCAATTTCTTCAAATTCAATGTCAACATACTTGACACTAGCGGGAGGTTGAGGAGGTTCACTAAAGACAACAGAATCGCCTTGAATGGTAAATGCTAAACCAGGATTTTGTACAACGCCGTTGAGAATAATCATCAACTGATTTTGGTTGGCAACAACGGTGCTTCCATCAACTGTTAATGGGAAAGCAATTCTTTCGCCATCAAAGAGATTAGAAATATCATCAAGACGCTGAACAACCGAAGTCAAAATATTCTCAGAAGAAGTCAGTCTCTTTTGACGGAACAAGACCTCAGTATTATTGAATTCTGAGTAAATAGGTTCGACAAGAGCAAAACTCTGAATATTTGGAACAACTGCCTCTTGTGCCAATTGAACCGATTTCGTTAATTGGAATGCAGTTTCTTTATTAGGAACAAATGCATATTCATTAAACGAAAGTTCTCCAAAAATCTTAAATGATGCTGGGTGAACATTGTTATAGAGAATTTGCTTCCACTCTTCAATAGATACGGAAGATTTAATTGCATATGAGAAATCTTGATAATAATAAGAGTCTTGAATTTTCTGAATAATTTCAGAAGGTTTACCAACATCATCAATAAATTGACCTGTAGTTCTAGTAATAGAACCAATTTCAAGAACGCCTTTAGCGATAGAAATATCACTAATTAAACCTGAAGACTTAGAAACTACGCCAGTAATTCTCTGACCAATATTGAATGTTCCAGAATAGTCAACAATTTTTACGATTCTGGGTCCAATCTGCCATCCATTGTTAGTAGAAATAAATCCAGTAGCAGTTGCATTTTCAATCGAGTCTCCTTGATAAACTTGCTCACCTTGAAGGAATGTAGAAGTGACAACATTTGCCTGAGCAGCACCGCCGAAAGAAGATGTAAGAACTTGCTGCCTTCCTTCTCCAGTATTACTGAATGTGATGTAATCACCAAGTTCTGCGTTTTCTTGAGTGATTGCAAGTCTTAACTGATCATCGTCAAGAGAATTTGCATTGCCAGAAATAGCATAATATGTGGTATTGCCATTAAGTCTACCAATCGCACCTGCTGCGACAGGGAAATCTGCACCATCACCAGTATCAACAACATTGAGGGTAACTTCTGCACCATTTACAATTCCGTGTGGGAAAGCGAATTGCAAAAGACCTAAATCAAGGTTAATAACATAATTGAAGGAGGATTTCAGTTCAACAGCAGGTTCGGAAGAATAACCTGCTCCAGGATCCTTAACGAGAATCTGGTCCAATCTTCCGTTTCTTACAAGTGCCTCTGCAACAGCTCCAGAACCGCCACCACCAGTAATAACGACAGCGGGTGCCTGCGAATAACCAGAACCAGGATCTGTAACAGTAATGCTATCAAGAATACTGGTAGAAGTCAGTTGAGCGTTGATTGGGAATGTGATTTCGGGACGCAGAGTATAGTCATGGGGATAATCATATCCAAAATTATTATTTTTAAGATTCTTAATCTTACCAACATTAGTTCCTTTGGTAAAAATAGAAGCATCACTACCAAACGGAGGAATAACAACCTGTAAGTCAGCACCAGAACCAGTCAATCCCGCCCCAAGAATTCCATCGATAGATTCTAAATCAATAGTAGCGGTTGTGTATCCCTTACCAGGAGATGTTACGACTACTGATTGAATTTGACCAGGAACTGTAATACCCTCATCATCTGTACCATCAGCAACCGTAATCGTTACAAGACCACCTTCACCATCTCCGGAAATAGGTATTCCAGTATATTCACCAACAGCATATTCAGTTCCAGGATCATTGATTTGAACTCTTTCAATTTGACGAGAGGATTCAATTCCAGAAACAACCGGAAGTTTTGTATAGAATCCTCCAGGGTTAACAATTCTAATATCAGAAATAGAACCAACTGCTTTCTGAGAACTTGTGCTATATGTTGTATTTGCAACTTCTGCAGCACCCTCGGGTTCGTTGATCAATGGGAATTTAAAAGTATCTGCTCCAGTAGTAATTGTTGCTCCCGCAGTTGACGAAATAGTGAATTCGCCAACATAAGGAGAATTAACAACATCAAGATAACTACCCGCAATAACAGGAGAATTTTCACCGGGTCTAGAAGGATCAAAGTAATATGAAATGTTAGTGACTACTTCTCTATCAACCTTCAAAATAACGGTTGGAGTTGGTTGTCCCTCCCCAGTGATACCAGGAGTTCCAACTCTATTGATAGAGTTGAAAGAATATTCCAATTTATAAAGATTATCTTTAGAGAAAGATAAATTTCCTCCAAGCATGGAAGAATGACTCAAATCAAAGAGATACTGGTGTCCATAATACATTTTCAAAGTAGGAGACTTAACGAAAATGTTGACAGAACTTGCAGATGTGGCAGGACTTGTAACTGCAACTTGATTTAACTTATATGTAAATTCGAGGGGAGATACGATGGAATCGACTGGGAATGCTCCATCATATTCATCATATACAATACCACCGATTTCTTCAGATGGATTTCCATCGATAAGAATGATTTCCCCAGCATTTAAATAATGCTTAGTGTCAGTGATAACATATACGGTATCACTATTAGCAGCAGAAGTTACCTGAACAATCTTCTTCAAATTGGTGATAAGAGTAATTTTTTCTACACCAGTAAGAGTTCCGATTTGAATCGTACTATATTCAGCGTTAAAAGATACATCAGAACTACCGACACTTACAACAGATCCAACGATAAACTCAGATGTCGATACTTCATCAATTCTTACACTGTAAAGACCGTCTTCCCAAGGTTTAAACTTGGCAAACTCATCTAAATTGTTAGTTCCGCCTTCAGGGTTATCATATGTCGCTAAATCAATGTCAAAGACACCTGAAGTTGTTGCAGCAATTTCTGGGAAAGTAAATCTCTCAATCTCGTTCACATCATCTGGAATTTGACCTTGGATTCCATATGTGGAGAGTTCATTAAATTGTGCAGTTGCCAATTCTCCAGTGTTGAGATCATCACTCCATGCGTTATTATTGACAGCAGTATATACTTTTTTATTTTCTACATCTACACTAATAATATAACCGCTATTGATAAACAATCCATCTGCATCACTAAGAACTAAATTAGTTCCTGGGGTAAAGTTAGCAGATTGATTTAGGGTCAACTCTTGAACATTGTCAATCTTGAGAGTATTAGTAACTTTAAAGAAATAACGATCTTTAACAACGGCTGTCGCAATTAATTTTTGAGATCCTGGTGAAGGGACGGTAGCAGTTCTAGATCCAATAATATCACTAACAAAAGACATAGTGATAGGATCTTGCGTCAAACCAGCATCTGCATCGTCATAATCCAAGGTTTGGAGTCCAATATCACCCAATTCTACACCAGTTATAGTAAATACAGCGTTAGTGGGAGTAATATTGGAGAAAGAAGTTACTTGTACAACTAGATTTGAATTTGCAGCACTACCAGAACCAATCATGGTGGTAGAACCATTTAATCGAGCAAATTTTCCTGCCAATCCATCATCAGAGATATAAGAATACTTTTCAAGATAACCGGTAAACCAGGCATCATCAGACCAATCATATGTTAATCCAAACGCCCCATTAGTAGGAATTGTAAGAACATCAGAAGGAACAGTAACGGCAATTGCCTCACTCCGAAGTCTAAGATTGTCGATGTAATATTGACCTTGCTCATTAGATCTGAATGTTCCGGCAGTACCATCTCTTCCAGGTATATTACCAATATAAAGATCTTTGTTTGCCAAGGTAACATTTCCGACTGTACCGGTAATCTGCTGAATACCGTTAATGTAAACGGTAAATGTACTACCAGACCTTCTCAAAGATACAAATTGCCAAGTATCATCTGCAAACAAGGAAGTAGAGACTGAAGTTGCCCCACTAGAGGTTGAATTGATAGTAGTTCCATTAGAAGTTACAATCAACTCAAGGGGACCACTAGGACCGGACTGCGTTCTATCATAATACAACCAAAGACCACCTGTAGTGTCTGTAGCATCTCCAATAGAAACTAGAGTTTGCTGCGTTTGTCCATGAGTGTCGGAATTCGCAGAATCATGGTATAACATGAATTCTAAGGTCCATTCCTCATCTAACTTACCAGATAATTCAGTTCCAAGAATTTTAACTGCTGCATTTTCCCAGTTTGCTGGAGTTGCAACATCTTTACCGAATAATTTTGCTACACCATCTCCAAGAAGAGTAAGAGAGTCTGTAGCATCATTACCAATCAAAGTTGGAGTATAATGCCCAGTCTTATCTGTAGCACTATCAGTTTGAGCGAAGTCAAAGATGAATTCATTCTGGTTTTTATAAGAATGACCTACAACGAAGGTGTCTCCAGAAACATCCGTAGACAAAGCATTTACATCCCATCCTTCAATTGGATTAGATCTATTACCATCTAAAGAAATGCTATAGTGAGACTTATTATTTCCCTTATAATCAATTTCAAGAACCTTGGTGACTTTCTGGTTATCGTTATCAGTATCAACACAATTATAAGCAACTCTAAGATCTCCAAAAATATCAATTTTGGAGTTTCCAACAACTTCCAGACTCTCAAACCTAGTATCTTCTAAGAATCTCTTAGACCAGATAACATCACCATCTGTATTGGATTTAACGACAAAAATGGAGTCTTTATTGCTAGGATTGGAGGTCACAAAACTTCCTGCAACCATATAAAGTTCATTAAATTCATCAATTACAATTGAAGGATTGACTAAGGAGAATCCGGACAAAGTATATTCTTTAACCCAGTCGATTGTAATAGATGTCGCTCCAACAGTTGCCTTACCTAATCCCAAATTGATAGTATTTGGAGTGCTAGTATTTGAAAGTTCTAGAGTAAAGTAAATATTTGTTCCAGAAACTACAACATCGATTAATTTTTCAGATCTATTAGATGTTGCAATTTTTCTCTTAATCGAGAAGTTTCCTTCAGCATCAATAGTAGACAAAAATGCATCATAAGGTACAGAAGAGTTAGTATTTGTATATCCTGCAAGAATAACTCGGTTATCGGAGTATCTCTTCAATACAGTAGGAACATCCTCTCTAGTAGAACCGGAAATACCGGCATATGCCTTTTGGAAAGAAAGTGTTGCACTAAGACCATCAATAGATTCTGTATATTTGCACAGAATGATATCAGGATTGTATGCATCTAGAACCAAAACATTAGAATTTACAATACCAGATACCCAAATCTGATTTTCATACACATTAATATTCTTGAACTCTGCATAATCCAATCCATCTATAGATTCTAAAGTTTTTTCCCACTGTTTCACACCAGTTGCAGAGAGTTTCGCTACAAATGCAACTTCAGTGCCGTCAGATTTCTTAGTTACACCACAAATGTATGAAGACTTATCTTCCGTAACAAAAGTATCATTAATTACAACAAAATCATTACTTCTCACCGGAGCAATGTAATAATCTGCTTTTTTGAAGATTTGAGGGTGTGAAAGAATGACTCTAGGATTGGATGTATAATTTGTCCCTGAGTTGATAATATTAACAATTGAAATCGCACCAACACTATCAACATGTGCCTGCAACTCACCACCAACACCATCACCATCGATAATAATTGTGGGAGGAATATCTTCATTATATCCCGAACCAGTCTGATTGATGACAATCTCTTCAATTCCCCTGTATTGACGAACAACAAATTCTTTATTTGTGTTGTCCATTGTTGGCGTATAATCAACAAAAACTTTATCGCCAATAACTAAGTTATGAGGAACATCTGTTTGTAATACTCCAAAACTATTGCCGCTAATATTTTCAAAACTATAAGAAGATACAGTTTCTCCCTTAATTTTAGAAATTCTTGCCGAAACTCCAGATCCATCAGTATCTTGATCATCAAAAACAAGTCTATCATTAACCTGGTAGTTTCTACCCGGATTTTCAATGTTGAATGAAGTTACAGAAGCATCTTTAAACTTGGTAATAGTGTCAACTTCAATATCGACCTTAGAATCAAATTTAACTACTGGGAAATAGTCATAAAGTTGAAGAGGAGGTTCTTCAAAAATTTGATCAGGATCATCAATCTCATCTTGAGTGATAAGACCATCCCTATTTTCATCTTCAACTTCAAATAACAACAAATCTCCATTTTCAAGAGTCAATCCATTCGTAGATGCGTTTGGATTCCTCTCAACATCAATATCTACATTTTCATAAGGGTCTCTATACCGAATAACTCCGGTAGGAATATTTTGCTGAACTGCATCAGGACTAATATTCCACTTATCAATGACAGAATTGTAACTAGGTCCTAGAACATATGGGAAAATGGCATTTCCTTGCTCTGCAGCGTCAATAGTTACAAAATAACAATATCTGCCTTCTGGAAAGTCTGGAGTTTTGCAAAAACGACCATTATATTGATCCAAATCACCCAATCCAAAGGTGTAAACATAATCTTCAACAAAAGTGCCTGCAGGTTCTTCTGTTAAAAGAGGTCCAGCAATTCTCACCGGAACTGGATTAGTAACCTCATCATAAACAAGGTTTGATTTCAATTGATAAGAACTTCCAAGTCTTATAATTGAAGATCCTTGATCAGTAGGATCTTGGAATCCATACGGTCCATAAATTGGATTTCCGTCAAATGCCCATCCAATGATCGGAGAGTGTTCAATAGATGATTCCTGCTCTAAAATTTGACCAGAAGTGTTTTCATATAGATTGTCACCAAGAATAAATCTTAATTTTTGCGGATTCGATAAATGAGCATATTCACCACCATATTGAGTATTAAATCCTTGGAAAACAGACCCAAAAGGAGCATCAAAAGATGTAGACTCCTGTAAGTTATAAGTCCATTCAAAAACTTTTGGAGCGAAAGTTGCTCCTTCACCAATAGAAGTCAATGCTAAAGATGTTGTTCCCTGATCGTATCCAATACCTCTATTGACAATTTCAATTCCGGTAACAGTCCCAGCTTCTTCGCCATCAGTTGCAATTTGAGCACGCAATACAGCACCAAATCCAACACCACTAACAGCAACCTCTGGAGCAGATGTATATCCAGATCCGCCATCAATAATAGCAACGGAAATAATTCTACCATCCGTATTCACAATGGGTTGTGCAACAGCACCCGAACCCGAACTCAATGTAATTTGTGGCAATGCGATATAAGATTCGCCACCATTATCAATATTAACTTCTTTAATAGGACCACGAACAACCGCTTCTGCTGTTGCACCTATTCCACCACCACCAACAATCGTAATAGTTGGTTTTGTGGTATATCCTGTGCCTCCAGAATTAATCAAAATTCTAGATAACCTTCCTTTGGTTACAATCGCAGTTGCAGCAGCACCTGACCCATTGCCACCAACAATAGAAACCAGAGGAGATGAAGTATATCCCTCACCACCTTCAGTTACAGTAATTTCTGTAATAGATCCATCAACAATAACAGATGCTGCAGCATCAACTCCGCCTCCACCAGTAATACTAATTACAGGAGGGTTTGCAGCATCATAATCAGAACCTCTTGTAATAATGTCAATGCCAGTAACAGCACCAAATAACTTTGCAGTAGAAGATTTATAGGACCAAATAGAAACACCATTTACCCATGTTCCAATTGGACCTGGGGTAATTTCATCTTTTGCCGAAATAGTTGTAGGAGCAAGAGGGAATCGATTTAACTTTCTCTGATTTCCGGGGAGAAGTGCAGATTCAGGAAATGGTCCAATTTTGTAATTGGGAATACCTGTAGATGCAACATATACATAATCATCATTAAAGAATGAGTTCTGAACATTAGTCGTATAAGGACTAATGGAGTTATTTACTGCGTTGTTATCAGATTTACCTTTATTAAGGTCAACCGAAATTAAAATATTGCCTTGAGGTTCAATGACAGCGGGTTGATCAAGTCTGTACTGAAATATCGTCTCACTATCTCTAGAAGTTACCAGGAAGGTGCCATTGTAAATGATTGGATTTGCACCATATACTGTGACCTGATCACCGACCAAAAGACCATGAGGATTATTACATGTAACAGTAGCAGACTGATTGTTAATTCCACCGAAAGTGATTCCGGATACTTCGATTAATTTTTTAACATTATACAACCATGTTGTCAATTGAGGTTGTTCGCCAGATCCCCCCAATTTAGAAACAGAAAGTTTGTCTCCGGGAAGATAATAAGATCCAGTATCTGTCAATACCGTCTGTTGGGCATCAACAATACCCAAAACATTCATAATAACCTCAGTAGAGGTTCCTCTGTTAATATAAACTTGGAAGTTAGAGGTTACTTGTGTTGCAGAATCCCAATCTTCAACAACATCATTAATAGAACGAGTACATTCGATGAACTGGTTAAGGGATTTTTCCTTATAACGAACAATTTCCGTGCCCCCAATGACGATTTCGCCGTTTCTTTCCGGCCAACCAATAGTAGAGTCTACGGTAATAACACTAGTAGTTGTGTCAAGAGGTTATGCGAGTTTCGTTTTGTATGGAACAGTGAAAGATCCATTAATCGTTTCTTCAGAAAGAACCAATTCGTAAATATCTGTATCCGAAGTTCTGATAGAAATAAAGTTTTCGACCAATGCAGTAGCATTTCTAACATTTGGATCCGCAATATCTGCAATCTGCTCAATAAGTCCATCCCGAATATTATCAGGATTGCCGCTAACTAGAGTAGCACGAAGAATGGTGTCTGTTGACCATGTTGCAGCAGATGGTTTAATAATTTGGTCTTTAGGGTAAGAAATGCTGACAGTTTCACCATAAAGAAGTTTGAAGAGATATGAGATACTAAAAGACGTACCTTTCGCTTGATAAAAGTCGCGAATTGTCTTAAATGCTGTCCTAACATTGAGTTTATCATAACTCAATTGCGGAACATTGGGTAAATATTGATTTTTATACTTTTCGAGAATCTGCTCAAGGAACAAAGCATCTAAACATGTGACACCAGATTCATCAGAATGCGCCGTAGCAATCGTATTGTTAGTATAACGCGCATTTCCTTCCTCGGTAAAAGAAGTAATTCCGCTAGATCCCCTTGCAGCACCTAAGAATTGCGCTTTTGAGTATCCTTCTCCAGGACTATCAACATTAAATCCGGTAACTTCATTCAGTCCAACAGAACCTGCTGCAACTGCTTGCGGAGGAGACTGAATAACGATAGTGGGAGGATTATCTGCACTATATCCCGTTCCAAAATTCGTGACATTAATATCAGTGATTCTACCATTGAAAATAGATGCTACTGCAGTTGCTCCAGTTCCACCATTTTCTCTATTGTCGATAATATAAACCGAAGGCACATCGAGATAACCATCACCACCAGTTAACAGTTCAATAGAAATAACTCTACCAGTTCCATCTACCTGAACATCAAGAACTTGTGCTCCTGCAGGATCAATAATTGCAGTTCTGGGTGTAGTTTCGTATCCTTGACCAGGATTAAGAACATTAATCTGAACTACAACCCCATTTTCAATAACTGCTTCTAAATTAGCACGAATACCATTCACTCCAGTTGGTTCATCAATATAAACCTCAGGTGCAGTTGTATATCCGCTACCGCCTTCTGTTACGGCAATTGTAGTATTTACAATAGAACCGTTAACAATAGTCAACTCTGGAGTTTGAGCACCGCCAGGTTGTTGGAAAGTAATTCTTGGGGTAAATGTATATCCGCTACCAGAATTGTCAAGATTAAGGTTAACAACACTACCATTAACAACAGTTGCTGTAATTTGAGCAATGCTGGATCCTGGTGCAGTAGGTGCTTCAATCTTGACAATCGGAGGGTTAGTATCACTATATCCTAGTCCTCCACTAAGAAGAGAAAGATCTTTAAGTCCATTGATTAAAGCAGTAACACTACCGCCAGATCCATTTTCAGAAGATACTGAAATTGCTGGAGGATAATCATATCTATATCCAGATCCAGTGTTCGACACTGAAACGCCTGTAATGCCTCCATCATCATCGATCTTAGCATATCCTACTGCACCACTACCAAAACTCGGTACAGGCGCTTCTATAGCGCACATATGAAGAATTCTGCCGGTTGCTGGTGCTGTTTTGAAAATAATAGTGTCATTATTAACAAAAAAGTCAATTCCAGGAATTAATTGTTTTCCATCATATACTGCGAGGATATATTCCTGAGCAACTGGTTCGTAACTAGTTGGGTCGCTGATAGGTCCTGTAGTTAACGAGAAGATAGTTTTTCCGTCACCAAACTGACCAGAAATGTCTGTGAGACCTAAAATTTCATTTTCTACAAAACCATTCAAATAAGTAATAGTTGTAGACACATCATCATCAGCAGGAACCCGAGTACGAGGTGCTTCAGTAAAAGCAATATTGGTTCCATTGACAGTAAAATCAATTCCTGGCATCAAATATTCGTCATAAACCTTGACGATTAAATGACAGGGAGAAGGGGGAGCGACAGGAGTGTTTTGCGAAACTAGAGGAAAAACTCTTGTTACACCGTCAAACTGATCAATGATAGATGCTAGATCAATAAACTTAAGTTTAACCTGTTCCCAAGAAACACCAGGTTTGAACGAAATATTCGGGGAATTTGTAGTAGATTCATAAGTGATAATCTCATCACCAATACGAATCGTACCATTATTAAGTAAAAAGGAGTCAATACTTTCAACAACAATAGTATTGGAAGTTGAACTTAAGTCTTCGACAAGGTGAGTTCTTCCGTTAATTACATTAGTATCAATTTTGTCAATATCCAAGTAATCTAAAAGATTCAACAGAATATCAATAGAAGATCCTGTTCTCTCAAGCGTTTCATAGTAATACTTCAGGAAGGCAACAAATGCTCCCCCATTGTCTTTTCCATTTCCGCCACAAGATTCCCTGATGAACACAGGGACTTGACTACTGATAATTTCCGAAATTCTGCTCATCTACTTAAACACTAAGTTGGTATTTAATTTACGAATTTAATGACCCGCCGTTGTTAACTGCATTAAAATTAATGATTGTTTCGGTCTGGTCAAACACTGTTGGTGTCAAACTATTTAGAGGGATTTGAGGTGGTGGAGTAGTGCCATTCGGTTGAACTGTGACATCCGGTGCAACAATGTCAAGAGTAGTTCCAGGAGTTGCTGCAACAATGATTGCAGGGTTTAATGGAATGATTTGAACAGGTATCTGAAGAGATGTTGGCAATAATGATTCATTCAATACACTACCAGCACCCGTCACAGCATCAGTTATTAAAGTAGCACCCTCCTGAGGCAAATTACCTCCTGTCGCAATGATATTAATGGGTCCTAAAACAATAGTGCCAGTGGTATAGTCAACTCTTCCGATAGATTTGTTGGTAATAACCTTTTTTGTACCAGTATCATAGAAACTAACAATATTTCCATACCCATCATCTTCAAATTGTTGATCTAATCCGGGTCTATCTGCAGTTCTGAACTTACCGGACAGCAAAATAGGTTCTTTTGTTGCCGCAGTGGACTGAGTTTGTGATGGTGCAGAGTCATAAAGAGGTTGACCGACAGTAATTGTGTAAGAATTAGTTACACCTGTGTCTGGTTTCATATATTTTAGGATAGAAATTTGTGCAGAAACATCAAGAACACACTTATTTGCAGCAATAATTGCTTTTTCATACTGCTGTGCTCTAAATGAGGAGTTAAATGCGTTAATTCCTGCCTGTTGACCCCAAGATTGAATCGCATCAGAGATTTGTGTCTTGATTGTAGAAGGATCATCTCCGCAACCAGTGTCGTAAAGCGCAAAAACCTTAGTATAAATGAACATTTCGTCCGGATCTACGATCACAGGGTCGATAGATGCCATTGCATACTTTCTCAAATCCGCAGAAATTGCCTTTTTGGTTGCATCATTAAGTGTTGAACCTGTTTTTGTGCGAATTGAGATGAAAACTTTACCGTATTGAGGAGGATTTAACAAATCTCCACCATATGCAACGACAGCATTTGCATTATCATAAACTTTTTTCGTGATAATTGCATAATCTTCTGCTGTAACTGCTCTATATTGGGCAGAATAGTACCTCGGAGCGTTATATTTGATAGATTCAACCGTTTCTGCAGGTTGTCCACCATATGCTGCTTGAAGAACAGTAGTACGAATATTGGATGCCAGGATCTGTCTACCCAAATTATCAAATAAACCTCCAGCATAAACAAAGGTTTGAACATCATTTGGTGTCTCAGCATTGGCAATGATGTATTGTAAGGAAACAACTTCACCATCTCTCAGTGCTCTACCTGAGGTATTATCACCAAACTGAATTTCAAATCGCTGATCTTCACCTTCATGAATAAAATATACCCTATCAGTTGCAGTTAAACCAGTAATATTATCTGCTCTATTGTAAATATCTGACTGCGTAGCACTCTCATTCGCCTTCACAGTAACTTTTAAAGTGTTAATATCTGCATCTGGTGAAGGAATTTCATATTTTTCTGTTGTAAATGTATTAACAGTGTAACTAAAATCAATTAAACTGCCTTCTTTTACAGATAACAGTGGAATTTCAGCAATTCCTGTCGAAGGATTTACAGTTGCTGTTACTGCTTGGGTACAATTCCAAACATAACCGCCACCAGTATAAGCAAGTCCTCTTGGAAATGTAACCGTAGAAGGATAAATTCCTCCGAATAACTCTGTTTGTACCGTTACACTTAAATCTGCTCTTGCTGCAGTAACAGATTGAGGTACATAATTTAATAATTTGGCATGTTTTACAATATTATCTCTTATAGTTGCTGTTTGTAAAAATGCTTCGTTCATTGCCATATTAGCAGTGAACCCGCTGTAGTAGGTATTGTACGCTAAAATATCAATCAGATATGATAGGGTACTACCTTCAAACTCATAATCGCTAAATTCTGGTCTAGTTTGTAGATACGCAACAATAGACGCACGAATATCGACGAAATCTAGTTGTGTAAGATTATTAGGTTGCATTATTCGGGTCTCTTAAGGACAAAATTGATTTCTTGTGCCACTGGCGATCCGATAATTCGGAATTCCATAGTAGCACTGTAAGCATTATCATATATTAATGTTACTATATCAATGTCAATAATCTGGATCCGAGCGTCAAATTGAGCAACATTGTTTCTAATCTCAGCTTCTAAGGCATCAGCAGTAAAATCATCAAGCGGTTCAAATAATAATTCATGAATCCTACTACCAATATTAGGATTAAATGGTTTTTCACCTGGTTTTGTAAGCATCAGATTCTTTAATGCTTGCTTAATTGCTTCCTCATTTGATTTCGTAGCAATATCTCCTGTAACAGGATTGATACGAAAACAAAGATCAATGTCTTTATACTGTTTTACGGGGACTGTAAAATCCCTCCTCCGTACTGTTTTTGACACTGCTAAAGAACCTGATACTCAAAGTATAGTTATTTAGCGACCTTGACCTCGATATGCCTTCTTCCGTCCATTTCGTGCCGTAGGGCTCAACTTCGTATTTGTGGAACGCCCCTGACGAGTTTTCTTCGGTGCTGCCGGTACATGTTCAATACCTTTTCCATAAAGTGCCATAGATTTCCTCTAATAGTGGATTCACATTATTATATCACTTATTTTCGATCTTCGCAACTCTCTGACTTAAATCATTCATCATCGTCTCTAACACAAACAATCTCTCAGCAATCTGTTGCACACATTGCTGTAATACTGTGTGTGCTTCCTCATTGTCTGCCCATGGATCATAATCAGCAATATTATCGGCATGATTGAGAATATTATCACTCATCTTGTACTTTCCTCAATGTAAATGAATCGTCCTGTAACTCATACTGTAAAGTATCTCCTATATTCCATCCAAGTTCCTCACAGACTTCATCGGGAATAGGGAGAATATATTCCCCAAATTCATCTTCTTCAATAGTGACTGTGAATCTATTGGACATATCTTCTCCTATAATCGATTTACCTGAGGATTATCTGTCGGATTATCTACTTTCCACTCAGACCATAATGTATATAGATCTTTCTGATCTTTCACTAACCCTGCACTGGTTGCATAGTCCGCACATTCGTACATACGAGGGTCTAGACACCCCTCTAATCGTATTAATTGCTCTAAGCACCATACACGATCTTCCTGGCGCTCTACGCGAGTCTTGGCGTCCATTTTATACCTCCGAAAAATTTTTTAATCCTGGGTGAATTACTTATTGAATAATATATCGATCGCTCTGGGGAACCTTTGTAGGTTAGGGTAGTGGCCGTTTTTAATATTTAAGGGGGCCAATTTAACTGTCTATTTAATAATTAATAACTGTCCTAGTGAGTGTTACTTAGAGGGGGGATGTGTGTTCCCCCTCAGTATACTCGAAGACCCTCAAAGTGTCAAGCAAAAATGTAACCGTTGTCGAATTCTTCAGTTACAAACACTTTCTCAGTGCCATTTTGTCCTGCAAACTTACGAACAAACCAAGTGAAGTTTTTCTGAAATACACCTTCACCAGCAATGCAGAATTCCTGGCAAAGTGCATTCAAACGACTCTTAGTTGTATTAGTCTGCCAACCGCCATCAAAGATGGTCATGGAAGTATCATCAATCTCGGCAATTTTGTTGCCATGAAGACGAACAACAGAGACACCAGTTTCAGCATCAAAATGAACAGAAGTGTTAGCAGATTGCCAATCAATGTTCTTCTGAACTGCTGCACACATTTGGGATTCGATCTTACGCATGAGAGACGATTAGAGAGGGTTTAGAGTGTGTCAGGTGTGTTTCCCTTCCACTCCTATAGAATACACGATCAGAGGGCATATGGAAGGGTCTCTGTGACACTTCGTAGACTGTCTGAATTCTCTTTGTTATGCACGCATATGTTGATCGTTAATTGTCATAAACCATCCAATATGTTTGAGATAATCAAAGGGAGACATTCTATCGGTGTTAGGATAACTCTCTCCCCTACCCTCTCTAACACCATCAAGGAAAACTTCCATGTCATAAATTGACTCAAAAGTTCCTACAATTTCCTTTGCATTGTTGAACACTAGATACTGCATGTGTTTCTGAACCTCTACAAGGTCATTGTACCATGTTTGTGTTACTTTGTCAAGTGTTGGTTGTTGATAAGAATCTCTCATATTACAGAGGGGTTGTGTGATGATAGGAAGCGTGCTAAGAGTACAATACCTGGAGACATTTAAGAGAGATAAAGAACACAAATAGATTTATTTTAGGTTTTCCACAATCTCCGCATTATCTGTGGAAAACTTGTTAACAACTGTTTGTTGAGTTTCTAATATGCTATCCCATTGACTAGGGGGGACACATATACAAACTTGTCTAACTGGTTGTTTACTATGTTCCGCTTCTTCAGGGGGTTTTGCATACTCTTTGATACAGACAGTGATGTAATACTCAGAGATAAAATTGATGTATCCCTGAGTGTTTTTGTAGATGACAATTTGTCCTTTGTAGAATCTACCCATCTGTGGAAAAGTGTTGTTGAATTAGTTAGTAAGAACGACGCATCATTCGTTCGTATTGTCTCCTTTCTAGATACTCTTCGTAATCATCAGGGGAGAGAATATCATCCCAATCACCATCACTTTCGATGTGTGAATAGCGTTTGATGATGTCATCGGAAGTCATTGCACATTTGTTCATAGGATTGATTTGATGGGAGTTGTTTGCAGAGTTGTTGTAAGTTAGAATTCAGAAATCCTTCAATTTGGTATAGTGGTGTTGTTGCAAGGATGATAACAAGTCCACCTAAGATAAGTCTCATTTGGCACAGTCTCTGAGTGAATCTTCAATGGCATCAACAATTACAGTGTGAATGTAGTCAACATCTTGAATGTCAGATAGGACTTCTTCACACACATCAATGGGTTGATATTCTTCGTCACCGTTATCATCGATTGTAAAAATGTCTTCATTGGTGTAGATCCAGTAAGCAGCAGGTGCGTCTGGTCCTTGTTGATCAATGAGATCATTTACGCGCTGT